GATGTCCCGTAAGAGGAATTTACAAGAAATGGAGAACGCCGTGACCAGAGGTGCTGCACCTGCTGAGCCTATGCAGACTATGGCTGGTGTAAGTTATGAAGATCTCGGCGGTCCTACTCCAGAAAACTATCGTCCAGATGACGATAGTGCAAAACTTAAGGACCCAGGTGGTGAAGGCGGTCATGCCAAAAATCTCAAGTCCGTAAAGGGCGCTCTTTCAAAAGAAGAGTCTGAGATTGAGGATACCGAAATCATCGCTGAAGACGAAGCTACAGAAGAGGAAGTTGTAGAAGAAACAGTCGAAGAGATTGTTGCTGAAGAACTCCCCGAAATCACCGACGACGTTGATGTCGAAGAAGACGTTAATGCTCTTCTCGGTGGACAAGAACTCTCCGAAGAGTTTAGAGATAAAGCCAAGACTATTTTCGAAGCTGCTCTGAAGTCTAAAGTAACCGAAATCAGAGAGGCCCTCGAAGTTCGCTACGAAGCTCAACTTGTAGAAGAAGTTGAAGCAATGAAGGGAGAACTGGTCGAGCGTGTTGACTCCTATCTGGAGTATGTCGCTGACGAGTGGATCACCGAAAATGCAATCGCAGTCGAACACGGCCTTAGAACCGAAATGACCGAATCGTTCCTTGAAGGAATGAAGGGTCTTTTTGAAAATCATTATGTAACTATCCCTGAAGAAAAATATGATGTTGTTGAGTCTATGGTAGACAAGTTAGATGAAATGGAGACAAAACTCAACGAGCAAATTGAGAAGAATATTTCGATCAACAAGCGTCTCTCCGAGGCAACTGCTGGTGGTATCCTTTCCGATGTCGCTGAAGGTCTGACGACTGTTCAGAAAGACAAGCTCGCTTCCCTTGCTGAGGGTGTAGAGTTTGAGAGTGAAGCGTCTTATAAGGGTAAGCTTGAGACTCTGAAAGAGTCGTATTTCAAGTCTTCTCCTAAGAGAAATGATTCTGAAGTCCTGACCGAAAGCACCGACCAAGATGTTTCTGGGTCGATGGCCGCTTACATGCAGGTACTTTCCAGATCAGTTCAGAAGTGATTTCAACTTTATTAACACAACAAACGTACACATTCATTAGGTAAACGCAAATGTTCAATGCCGAACATCTGCAGGAGAAGTGGGCACCCCTTCTTGAGCATGATGGTCTTGATCCAATTAAGGATTCCCATCGTCGCGCAGTAACCGCTCAACTCCTGGAGAACCAAGAGAGATTCCTTTCCGAGGAAAAATCATTCCTGTCCGAAGCTCCTACTATGAGCGTCGGTAACGGTGGATACACTGGATCCGCCACCGCAACCGGCCCTGTTGCTGGTTTCGACCCTGTTCTGATCTCCCTGATCAGACGCTCCATGCCTAACCTGGTCGCTTATGACCTGGCTGGCGTTCAACCAATGAACGCTCCTACTGGACTCATCTTCGCAATGCGTTCCCGTTATGTTGACGGAACCAACGCTGATGCTAGACTGGGTACTGAAGCATTCTTCAACGAAGCAGATACTGCATTCTCTGGTCAGGCTTCGACCAACGCGCAGACTAACGGTTTCGTTAATGCTGCAACTGGTCTGGGTACTACCGCTCAGAGTGGAACCAATCCTGGTGCTCTGAATCCTTCCAGCAACGCAACCCAAGTTGGTTACGATGTTGGTCAGGGTATGCGTACCGACGACGCTGAAGGTCTTGGTACAAGCAGCAACCATTTCAACGAAATGGCTTTCTCGATCGAGAAGGTCACCGTTACCGCCAAGTCCCGTGCTCTGAAAGCTGAGTACTCGATGGAACTGGCTCAGGACCTGAAGGCAATTCACGGTCTGAATGCTGAGGCTGAACTCGCAAACATTCTCTCTACTGAGATTCTTGCTGAGATCAACCGCGAAGTCATCCGTACCATCTACAAAGTTGCTGAGACTGGTGCTCAGGTCAACACCGCTCAGGCTGGTACATTCAACCTCGACGTTGACTCCAACGGTCGTTGGTCTGTTGAGAAGTTCAAGGGTCTCCTGTTCCAGATCGAAAGAGATGCGAACGCAATCGCCCAGAGAACTCGTAGAGGGAAGGGTAACATCATCATGTGTTCTGCAGACGTTGCTTCTGCACTGACCATGGCTGGTGTTCTGGACTACACCCCTGCTCTTAACGCTAACCTCAACGTTGATGACACTGGTAACACCTTCGCTGGTGTAATCAATGGTAAGTATAGAGTCTACATTGACCCATATGCTGCCAACAGTGCTGCAAATCAGTACTATGTCATCGGTTATAAGGGTGCTTCCCCTTATGACGCTGGTCTCTTCTACTGCCCTTATGTACCTCTGCAGATGGTACGCGCCGTCGGCGAGAACACCTTCCAGCCAAAAATTGGCTTCAAGACTCGTTATGGCATGGTTGAGAATCCATTCTCCCAGGGTACAACCCAGGGTAATGGTACTCTTACCGTTAACAGCAACCGCTACTATCGTCGCGTTACCGTTAGCAACCTTATGTGATATACTTTCACTCCGTGTGAAGGAAGTGCAAGGGGGGTCTTCGGACCCCTCTTTTTTTATCTAAATACAAATAAAACTCTCATGAGTCAATCCCCCTTTGCAAAACAAATATCCAACAGGAACTACATGTCTCCTGTAGGGTTCAAATTTATCCTTTCAAAGGCACCGAAGGTTGACTTTATGTGCCAGTCTGCAAATATTCCCTCAATCAGTATGGGAACTGCAGTACAAGCTACATATCTGAAGGATATTGCAGTTCCTGGTGACAAGGTTCTTTATGATGATCTGAATCTTAGATTTTTAATTGATGAGAATATGGAGAATTATCTCCAAATTTATAAATGGATTACTGGCCTTGGATATCCAGAATCTGTGGAACAATACAACACATTGAGAACAGAAGACCCATACTCTGTTATTAACGATATTGAACGCACAGATCCAAGATACTTTGAATCTTCTGATGCGACTTTACAAATTCTGAATAGTAATTATCAACCAAACATTCTTGTTAAATTCAAGGATGTCTTTCCAACATCCCTCTCTACACTTGAGTTTGATGTGAGTGATAGGGACTATTCATACTTCACTGCACAAGTCAGTTTCAAATATACCATATATGAGATAACTGATCGAAATGGTGTTAGACTAGATAACAAACCAACCATTGGCGATACTAGATGATTCTAAACCTTGACATGATTCAGTCGATGTGGGAAGAAGATTCCAAAATCGATATTGATAATCTCCATGAAGAGTCACTGAAAGTCCCTCAACTTCATGCTAAGTATCATGAATTGATGAACAATTTGATTCTTCTACGTGCAAAAGCTGAACAATTGAAAAAGAACATTCGACATGATCGATATGAATACTTTTCAGGAAAAGCTGACCCAGATGTCTATATTGAAAATCCATTTCCCAAAAAAATTCGAGACAAAGACACGATGCAAAAGTATCTTGATGCAGATGAAAAACTTTCAGAGTCATCAATGAAGATCCAATACTATGACACGATGATTAGTTATCTTGATAGTATTCTGAAACAGATTTCAAACCGCACGTATCAAATTAAGAATTCTATTGAATGGCATAAGTTCCAAGCAGGGTACAACTAATGGACTATGAATACGAAGAACCATTTGATGATGAAGAACCTCCATATGTTGAGTTGGAGTTAGGTATCAGTGATGTTCACACCCTCTATCGTGCTGTTTGTAAAACCATAGAAACATGGCCAGGAGGTCATCCGTTGGAACAACAGAGGTTGTCGATGTTAAAAGATTTCCTATATAGGATAGTATTAGAATATAAGTATAAAGTACAAGAATGAAAACATACAAAACATTCTGTGAGGACATTAATCCTTTTCGCAATCCTGTTGGGTGGTGGAATCAAGGTAGAAATGTTCGTGTTCCAAACGAAAACCAAGCTTCCTTTAAAGATCTTGCAAAGGATGATTTAAAACAGATTGGTAAGGTGAAGAATATGAAGACTGGAAAACTTACCAAAATTCCAAATCCAGTATGGTCTTTTACAAAAGGTCTTGGTACTGGGCCAACTCCAGCTGGACGACAAGCATTTGAACGTCCTGTGAGAGCAGCTATGCGGGGCGCACAATTTCTTGGTAGAGGTGCTAGAGCTGTTGGCTCTGTGATTAGTGGATTAGCATCACTTGGAAGATTGAAATAAGTTAACTAAATATCTTTAACTGAAAATATGTGAATGTCTCATTTGATCATTAAGAAAAAGAATGAAGTCTATATCACAATAGAAGCCGAAC